GCGGTACGACCAGCGGTTGCACCCCCAGCAAGAGAAGTTACAGTTGCCATTGTTTCAGTCTCCTTAGGCTAGATTATATTTTGCGGTTACAAGAGCCTCGCTTCTGAGGATTTTACGCCCATAGAGGTGCATACCACGAACAATGTCAGCAAAGCTGTCAGGGTCACGGTAGGTCTCCGTCTTGTTGATTTGCTCTGCGGTTGCAACAGCAGAATCATGACCGGCTACAATGGCACCATAGTTAGTGTTCTGGTTTGCAGTACCAGTCGTTGCAGGGCCTGTACCAACAGAAGGGAGGTTGTTGGATACATAAACCCGGAAACCATTCCAGTTGCTAAGGGCTAGACCGTTGCGAAGGGCACCAGAGTCACCAAAATCAGCATTGAGGAAACGTGAATCCTCATCCTGAAGAACCTCCATTAGGACTGGATCAATGACAATCCAACGTCCAGTCTTGTCAACATTCTGCTGGTCTAGCAGACGGCCCATACGGTTGATGAGCATGACAGGAGATACATACGCGGTGGGTAGTGTGGTGGCACCGGGCAGACGGGCTGCAACAGGGATTGAGTGGTCAGCGGCTGCACCAGTGGTAATGTTACCAAAGTCACCCTTCTTAAGCTTCATGCTTGAAAGGAGTTCATCAGAACCGGCAGTATCAATCGCCTTTGTACCGTTTACTTGGTCATTCACAGTATCAGCAGCATCGTGCAGTGCTGACTGCTTGTAACCAGAAAGATAGCCGAGAACCTCTTGGTCATGCTGGTCCGCTAGGCGGTATGCAGCACGATCAGTTGCAAGGTCCATAAAGTTAACGTGGCTGTGGGCCTCTTCAATATCCAGTGTGTTATCGTTAAGGGGATTTAACCCTCAACATCTACAAGTTGTTTTCCTTGTAGTTCAGACTATATCTTCACCTTCGTCTCTACGGTAAGGTGTTGGGCACTCGTGTGACTGTCCATCTTTTTCTTACTAGCTAGTGCTTGTGTCTGATCTAGACAGTCTTAGTCGTTGAACCTTCCCCTTTCGGGGCTTGGCTGCTGATTCCCATCTCAGGGTTCCAGCAATTCACCCAATTTTCGATAAGCATTTCTGCTTAAAGTGACAATACCTTATCAATTTTAAACGCGAAGTAATTCGCTTTATCAATGACGAGAGAAAAGTCCTCATCGTCTAGGTCTTGAGCATTAATCTGAGTACCACGCTTATACTCAGAAACTGAAATTTCCAATTATGTTACGTAGGTATTTTTAATTCCACCTACCTTTAGGTTTCCCTAAAGTTCAGACTATATCTTCACCCCTTGGGGTGTCTGGCACTCGTGTGACCCAATTACTTGGGAGTTTGTAGTACATAGACTCAATTATGTAAGGCTTCAAAAGCAACTCTAGTTTTTTAGAGTTAGAACTATTGAATGCTAGGTAGTAGGTACCGTGTTTTTTGGAGAGACGTTTCTTACCTTGAATACCCCATACTTCTTGAAAGTATTGGATAATCGTCTCTATTTCTTCTAAAGAACAGTAAGTAGAGATACGCATTTCACAAGAACAACCTGTAACCTCTCCCGTTTCTTTATTGTATCTAAAGGATTTGGAGAGGCCACCATCATCCATGTACCAGTAAGCCAACCCTTCTGGGTTTAAAAAGTCTAGCATTTTACGGGTGTAAGTTTTCTTACCGTTTGGATAAAGTACTCTGCGCATTTGATTGCAGTACTTGTTAGACTTTCCATACTTACCGTAAGTAACAGTACCATAGGCCGTTTTGGTAGTGTACCAATTAACTTGGTTTTTCTTACCACCAAAGATGCTGTTAACTTTATTTGCTTTATACTCTGCATAATCTTTTTGTTTTATGCTATGAGTAAACTGCAAAGTACAGTTACCATCTTTTTTGTTATGGATGCTTCCGTCCCCTATGGCTATACCATAAAGGATACCTCTTTTTGTTGAGTTCATGTACTTTCCTTTTTTACTGGCTTAGTGCCTGTGTTTTCAGAAATTAGGTCTTAGTCGTTGGACGTTCTCCCTTAGGAGCTTCGCTGCTGATTCCCATATCCAAAAGAACTTAGGGTTCCAGCAATTCACCAGATTATCTTCTTAGCGTTATGCCGCTAGAAGGCCCAAAAATTTAGGCTCTTTAATGATACGAACAGTGTCTCCTTGGTTTGCAATCTCCCCAAAGTACTCACTGTTTGTGATATCTCCAACAACGGTCTTCTTGCGAAGGGCAAGTTGTACCTTTTTGGAGTAGATTACGGAACTAAAGTTACCGTTTGGTAGGTTACCATGACCTACCGCACTTGCAAAAGCCATTATTAAATCCTCCTATGATATTTGGCTTTATAAGCTAAACACCACAATTAGGGGCCAAGAATTTCTAGGGTGCTTATGGTCTGCAACACATAATGGCCAATTATGATTTACAACACATAAGGGCCTGTACTTACTTGGGTTGGTCTTCTTGTCGTTTTAGGCTTTGAGATTTTGTAGCTGTAGGGTGTCCATAAGGGGCCTACAGCTACATTACATATAGTTATACTACAAGAAATAGAATTGTCAACTATTAACGAGCGGCTCCGGTCATGTCGTAAATAAAATTACCGTTTTTCATAGCTGCGATAATAGCTTCTTGATTTTCTTCAAACTCCTTGTCTGTCATCTTATTGACTACAGACTCTCGGAATTTTTTACCTGATTCTTCTAGGTCAGGTTTAATATTAGAACTGGTTTTAACATGTTTGGCAGTTTCTTTTCGTTTTTCATTTTTTGCTTGAGGTGTTTTACCGGTCTTAAATTTGTATAGGTCAAAAACAGCAATGACAGAATCTGGGTCATCAAAATTTTCGTAGAGTGCATCTTGAACCCACTTAGCTTGATTTTCTACCCAGTCATGCAACTCTGTGGAATCTCGAAGCTCATCAAAGTCAGGGTGAACATCTCGAATTTTTTGTTCTGCTGTACGTCGAGTTGTTTCATACTGCATGTCATCTAGTTTCTGAAGACGCTCTTCAGCACGACCAAAAAGTTCTTTTGCTTTTTTCTCTGCAATAGTATTTACAATACCTGCTACTTCAGGGTACTTTTTTGCCCATGCTTCTAGCTCTTCTTCACTAGCAGGAGGTTGAATTTTTTGACCAGATTTTTTAAGCCTTTCAATTTCTGTTTTATACTCTTCTTCTTTTTTAGCTAGGTGACGACGAAGGTCCCCGTAACGCTTTTTGAAGGTTTTTTCTTCTGGGCTTAGGTCTTCTTTTTCCTCAACCTCTCCCTTTTCTACTTTTGTTTCTTTTGTCGGTTCTTCTTGAGTCTCTTCACTTTCTGCTTCTTGTTCTTCTTGTTCGTTTTCTTCAGGCTTTTTTAGTAGTGCCTCAAGTTCTTTTTCTTCTTCTTCAATACGTTTGCGTCGTTTTTGATTGTTATAAGAACGATCAGCATAGTTACGATTATCAGCCATTTTTAATCCTTTTGTTGGGGCCTGATGGTTCAGGGTAGCCTTATTATTGTATAAGGTTTATTTTTTAGTGACAAGACTTTTCTTTTTAGTCCTGCTAGTTTTTGCTGTTTTCTTTGGTCGGGATACTAGCCCACCCTTTTTAAAACCTCCCATGATATCATCCAAGTCATCTTCGTCCATAGGTTGTCCAGTAGTACTACCGGGGGAGTTAGTGCCTTGACGGTTACGAGCGTCTTGTTCTGCTGCATCAAAACCACTCAGGTCACGACCAACAGCCATAGCTCGGTCTTGGTTACCATCTGCGTAAGGGTCTCGTCCTTGGTTAAATTTAGGTTGATTAGTAGCTAGTTTCTTTTTGTTCCCTGAGAAAGATTTGCTAGGGCTAGGGCCACTGCTTTCTGAAGGTGTAAAGGTTCTCTTAGCAGAAAACTCTTGCCAGTCTTCATAGAAGTTTCGGCCTGAGCCTGCTCCAGTACTAACCATCATTTTAGCAATAGGGTCTAATCCACTTTCAAACTCAGCAATCCTATCTTCTAATTTTTGGATTTCTTCTTCAGGACTGTTGTTTTCTTTTGCTACCATAAGGGCTGCACGTGCTGAACCCAGTTGATGAATATCACGACCAGCACCTACAATACCACCGGGTACATTGCCTAATACAGTACTGACAAGACCGCCTACAAGACCTTCACCGGGAAGGCTTTCCAGAGCACTCAGACCAAAAGCTACAGGGTCTTTACGTAGGGCCTCTTGGTTACGTTCCCCCCAACCCTTAGATTCAGCACGTCCTTGGGGTGACTTTGCCCAATCACTATCAGTATTGCCATTCCAAGTATCGTCAGTCTTAGAAGCTTGTTGTTGTTCTTGTTCTTGCTTCTCTGCCTGTTGATTAGTAGGATCAGTTTTTTCTTTAAAACCTTCTGGGATTGGAGTTGTTGGTTGACCGTTTAGGAAATAGATCATACGGGTTTCCCCATTGGGACCTACATAGGTTTTATAAACACCCCCACCACCTGTGGCTGTACCCATGTTACCAAAATAACTACTCCCTACGTTTTGCCAGTTTTGGGGATTATACCCTACAACCCCACCCTGATTAAACTGCTGGGGAGTTCCCTGACCCATAACTTCTTGGAGCATTTGCATCTCTTCAGGAGTTAAGTCAACTTCCTCTTCTACAGGTTCACCACCAATACGACCATTTTGCTCCATTTGGCTAAGGTCTTCTTTTGCCTTTTTTCTTAGGTCTTCAAAAAATTTCATGCCGTAATACTGAAGAACATCTGCTGGGACTACGTACTCACCAACAGAAAGTTTAGCGTCCACTGTATCTCGGACTTCTTCAGGAAGAGACCCCGGAGGAACTTCATTTCCTGACACAGGATCAATATCTACTCCAGAATCTTTCATCCCACCTTCTTGCATTTTTACTACTCCACCTTTATTGTAGCCTTTTTCAAGGTTTTGAGTATGCTCAAGAACTTTGTGTGCCTTTTCGATCCGATTATTGATTTCGATCACAAAATCTTCATACAGTTTGCTATTATTGACTAGAGGCTTAAGATTGGGTTGCACCTAGACCTCCTGTATTACCACTAAAACCGGGTTCTTGTGGTGTTGGAACACTACCTACACCAATCTGTCCTCCTCCAGAACCTTGAGTATCTTGAACCTGAGCACCGGGAGGGGCTTGAGTCGGTGAAGACTGCTCTGGAGACATACTTTTCATAAGTTCAGCTTGGATTGCAGCCTTTTGCATGGAGTTTGTCACTTTTTCAGGATCAAGGTCCATACTATTGGCAATTTCACGGATAATATAATCCATTTTAGCAAATGGAGCAAGTGCAGGATTCTGTACAATGCTCAGGAACTGCATTAGCCGCTGGCTTCGAACTTCATTTGCCATTAGAGATTCAGTACCGGCAGCCTTGACTTCTAGATCACCCCTAATTTCAGGGTCATAATCAAATTGCATATTAAAGCTAAATAGGGCTTTTCCTAAAGGTGCAAGAAGGTAGTCATCTACATTCTTTACAACAGTACGAATAGAGCCACTAGCTGCACTCATGAGCATTGAAATACCAGAAGCAGTACGTCCTACCCCACTGACACCTGTCTGGCCATGCGCAAAGCTTGGGAACCCTGTAGATTCATCCGCAAGCACACGAGCTTTGTCAAAAAGTTGCATATTTTCATTAGATACATTAGGAAACTTAGTACCAAAAATAGCCTGACCCGGAGCACCCCCTTGACGACGGAAAACTTTTCCGGGGTAAATTTCCATATCTTCTTCAGGGGACAAATTATTTTCATCCACTTCAATAAGAAGGTTACCAGACAGAGCAGCATTGTCTACTGCCATACGCATGAAACCATTCATAAGAAGTTGAGTGTCTTCCATATTTTCTGCAACACCTACTCCAAACATACTGTAGGGGTTGTCTTCATAAGGAACTACATAGTACGGAATAATGACAGGAGTAAAAGGGTTAATGACAAGACGAAGGACCCTATTATTGCAGACCCAGACATTTACGCTTACCTGATCTACGCCAGAAAGCTCCCTAGGAATTTCTACCCCATGATTTTCTAGGACTTCAGTATCTACGTTACCCCAAAACTCTAGAACTTCATACCGTTCTGTGTGGGATTCTTGGTTTCCGTCCTCCATCTCATGTTCCCACCACTCTTTGGTGTAGGATTCACCTCCATTAATGGCCGTGTCAATCTCTTCCTCATCAAAATAAGGACGCCTTTTTAGAGAGCGAAGTTGACTACGAGACATTTTGTGGCGCTCTACTACGTACTCCGCATCCTCCATAGTGGAGGCATCAGGGTCGGGATAAAAGTTCCAGATAGAAACAGAAGAAACCATAGGCACTGTCTTGATTTCTGGGTCATACTCACCAGCTTCATTCCAATTAGGATATTCTTTATCTACTGCAAAAGGTCCTTTCATGATGCCTGTACCAAAAAGAGCACACTCAAAAGAAGATGAACGTAGGTGTTTCTTTGCCCTCGACTCTTCTAGTTGGTCATGAATCTTTTTTTCCATCTTTTTTGCAGCAACCTGAGCAGGACTAAAAGTGACTGCTGTAGGGGAAGTTCCAACACCCGGCTGTAGTTTGTCTTTAAGAGGTTCAAGGTCATCGTCAAGAGGGCCAAGACGTTCTAGGTACTCTTGTGTAGTTTCTCCGGGAAGTAGGGTTCTATCTACTTCCTGCATCTGTGGGTTGGTTTCTACATGAACAGACTCTTCGACACCATCGGGAAGTTTCGTAGGGTCGATAGAAATTGGAAAACGGTTACTTCCTAAAAGGACTTCAGTGATCTGTCCATAAGCTGCAAGCACTTTTGTTTTGGTAACTTTTACAAAAACACGAGATTTTTCTGTTTTAGTAAATTGTACATCAGGTCCATAAATACCTCGATAGTTACGATAGGCTTTTAGCCACCGATGTTCATCAGCCTCTCGTGCAGTTTCAGACCTACGAAACCGTTCGTTAACATACCGTACAATCTCAGGACCACTGTTTACGGAAAAAGCTTCACCTGAATCGTCTGTTAGTTCTTCCATTCTTTATCCTTTAATATCCAAATACACTGTCAGAGGCAAAGTGCTTTACCTTTTCAGCTTTTCTATCTATATCAAATATACCTGTTTTTGGCCGTGTCATAATACCATAACGAAGCGCATCGTAAAGGTGGTCTTCAGAATTAGTATCCACATCTTCAGGGTTATTTTTGTCCAACGGGATAGAAGGGAGTTGCTCAATAAGTTTTTTACAAGTATTAAAAACAACTAACCTAGGCTCTCCAGTAAATTCGTCTACTTGTAGCCTTCTATGTATTTCATTTTTTCCTGCAACACGAGAACCTTTTGACCTGTCAGAAGGACGCCACCGGCAACCTTTTACAATCATCTGTTCTGCTAGGCTAGGGCCAGAATCACCTCTTTTGTGCCAAAGAGAAGAGTCCAAAACCCCATAACGAATACGTTCTCTAGCCTCGATATCTAGGATCATGTCAGCCAGATCACTTGCGGTTACCTTAGAGACATAGAGTTCCCTATATACAATAAGTTGTTCCATACTTGGATGAATTGCAAACCAGAGAACACCAGTGTAAGAACCATAACCATAGTCACAGGCCCTAAACCTTATCCAGTTTTCTGGGATTTCAAAAGGTTCGATAACATGCAATTTTGGGCTAAATTCAGTGAAAGCTGCACCCTCACTGATACTCCAGTCACCCTCTAGGAGTTGCCTTCTTTGATGTTCTGGCAATGAAATCAGGTTTGCTTCATACATACCATCTTCAGCAAGATAAGGATTGTCAAAGAGTGTTGCCGGAATAAATCTACGTTTAAAAAGAGGTTGACCCTCTCTTGAGTGACCTTTAGGGAAAGAAAGGGTATTTCCTTCTTCATCAGTTGCCCAGAAAGCCTTTCCAACAGGGGCAGGGTCCACAAACATCTTTTTTACCCACAAGTGACCGGGACCGCCGGGGTTGCTTGTACAACGCATATAAAGACCAGCACCCTTGTCCCCTCGAAGTCGTGAAGCCATATAGTTCCAAGGGTGGGAGGTTTGCCACTGGGTAATTTCATCGAAACCAATCCACTGGAAAGCCTGACCCTGATACCGCATTACGTCATCATCTCTGTCTAGATATGACAACCAGAGAGTTGCTCCTGAAGGAAACACCCAAGTCTTATCTCTCTCCATAAACTTTGCACCGGGAATTGCCTTGGGATAAAGTTCTTTAGTAACGCTGACAAGTTCCCTTAACTCTTCAGTGGTACGACGTAGGAGTAGTGCTCTTTGTCCTTCAAAGTTAAAACCCCTAACAGGGTCAACAACCATACCAAAACTGTTGTGTGTGACAATGTAATTGTCGGTTACGTAAAGCTGCTTTTCACTGTCAATAGTGATACACTTACAAACCTTTTTTCCTACGTGAGAAATGCCTACAATCTTGTTGTTAATACTACGTTTTTTAGAGCACCTTTTTACTTTCCTACTTAGGCGAAACAAAGTCCATGTTTTAGGGTGACGAATATAGAGAGTGTGGCCGTTTATCATTCTTTTTGCGGTACCACCCAAACTTTTCACAAGTTGAGCAACTTGACTCAACATAGCAGGAGACACTGAAGTGTAGTTTACTTTCCCATCTTCAGTAGCGTACCCATCTGTGTCCAAAAGCCCTTGCAACAAAGAAAGTCTCTGTTTGTAAGAACCAAAAAGGTATTCTTCAGGGATAAATTTTGTACGTGAATTAGTGCCAATTAGACCATACTCACGCAAAATAGGGTTTAACCCAATTACTCCGTAACAGTATTTAGAAGCCCTTTTAGTTAATTTAACACCTTCTTTGCGAAGCTCTTCTACAGACTCTTCATCTGAAGTGCTAAAAGAAATACTATCGGTGGTCATCCCATCACCACCCAACAAAGACCCCATTGCGTAAGGGCTTATAGGGTATTTTTTAGCTTCGTAGTCTACGTAGCCCAAAGGAATTACAAAAGTTCTTCCACTTTCAATAATTTCTTTAAGGGTTCGGGTTTTCCACCTTTCAGCACCATCCCTAATCGCTTTACAGTACCACAGATGATCTAGAGTACATTCTACAGAAGAACCCTCCTGAAACTCTAATTTGTACACATCGACCAGCCCTTGAGGGTGTTCTTGAACTACTTTTGCAGTACCGCCATCAGGAGTGCATACAAGATCACCTACTTTAATTTCACCCATTGTAACAGGGCCAGTTGGTGTCTCTACTATGGAAGAAAGAGGTTGAGCCTTTCCCCCGCCAGCCGCTCCACCATATAGTACTTGTGTTTCTGAGGCAGAAAGAAAGTCTGTCTGTGGTCCTTCATTTGGCTGGAAGACAATGTTTTTATCCTTTGTCACTTCCTCCAGAGTCTTCTGTACTTTCTCCTGAGAAATCTTCTCCGGCTTCGAACTCGCTGGGACCTTCGGGGTCTCCAAATCGGGACTTGTATTTGTCTGATCCTGCTTCTGAGGCGGGGATGCGGCGGGAGAGATATGTGTCCTCGATCCTTTTCGCTTTTTTAAGCGCCTCCTCAAGTTGCTTTGCGAGTGTTCTGTAAATAAGGGATTTTCTGTGTCGTTTTTGCTCAATGTTTAACCTGTTCCTTAAACCAGTTGCAGAAATTGGTCTTCCAGATTCTTTGTGAAGCCAGTTTGCTACGTCTCGAAGAGAGTACTGCTTTAAATGTTCTTTGGCCTCTTCTAGTAGGTCAAGTTGTTCAGGGATAGGGAGAAGAATTTGTCTATCGTCCGGGTCTTGTTCATAACCCCAAGGTACGATACTCCCAGCCCTTACAACAGGTGTATATACAAAATCTTCCTCTATACTTCTTGGTGCGGGTAGTTTTAGACGAGTAATAGGGTATTTTTTCGGGGTTTTTGGTTTGCTCATTATTCCTCCTTTGGCGGAAGGATAAAGATTGGTTGTTCAGCTTTTACATCAACTTTGTCTGTTGGTTTAAATCCAGCACGGTCTAGGATATCTTTTGCAGCAACCATCTTTTCCTTGTTACCAAGGTCTGTCGGGTTGTTTATGATTTCGTAAATACTGTAGGCAGCTTTACTTCCGTGGGCTGAAATAAACTCTTTAGTTTTCTCAAAGATTTGATCTTTAAGTTGTTTAGTGACACTGCTTGTTGATGTGCTATCACTATAACCAGCAAGCTTTTTAGCTTTGTGGGGGTCACCCTGAGCTTCATCAAAAAGCACGTCCAAAAACTTTTGTTGTTTTTCTGTAAGCATTATTTTTTCCTATACTTTGCAGTTTTCTTGGCGACTTTTTTAGGTTGGCTTACGTGCTGCTTGCCTTTGGCATTCCCTTCTGCCTTAGCTTTATTTGTAGCACGCTTTTCTGAGGGTGTCAAGTTTTTCCAAGCCTTGTCTGGCAGATATCTCTTTTTACCTTTTGAGGGTTTCCCATCAGAAGTTCGCCACTTCTGGTTAGTCCACTTTTTAAGACTTTTTTGACTTTTTGCGAGTGCCACTAGAAGACCCTTTTTTCTTTGTAGTATACCCACCACCATTGGCTTTATACTCACGAGCCAACATTTGAGCTTTACGGGCTGACCATTCCCCTGCATCTCCACCTTTTGAACCTGCTTTGATCTTGTTAAAAAGTCGCTTACGCATTGCAGGTTTAGTGTAGTTGCCTGCTTGATTTACTTTACTCATGTGTTTGTAATATTCCCTGTAAATATTTCTTCTATAGTACAAACTACATCAATAGTCCCATCAGCAGAGATAGTTACATCTAGCCTATCTTCAGGTTCAAGTATAATATAACCATTAGGGGAGCTTAAAAATTCAAAGACTCCCCCTGCGGCAATACTTTTATCTCCTAAAATAAAATAAGAAGTGTCTTCACTTTTCCTGTACCATTTCACGTCTACAGCTTTTGAGGCAGCACCTGCATTAATAATATTAAGAAGGATAACCTTTGACCTGCAATTAAGGGGTACAGTGTAGAGATTGTAAGGGCTGTCAGCCGCTACAGTACAAGCAATAATGTTTGATTTTGGTCGTACTTCTCTCACTTATAACCCCGTGGAGACCCTGACTTGTAGAACATACCTGATTTTTTATAGTCTTTTTTACCAGACTTAACCATTCCACCTTTATTGTAGTTAGAACCACCACGAGAATTTCGATTAGCGGATCGACCAGAGGTACTTGTAGGTGTGGTATTTTCACCTCGACGTAAGTCTTGCTTAAAGCCAGCAAGCGTAAGAGGAAGACCTTTACGAATACGTTCTGGTCCTGTCATGGATTTAAACTCTTCCAGCGTTACACCATTTAAGGTTTTACCTTTTGGACGCCTACTTCCTCGTGTACTGGGACCACGTTCCATACCATCATCTTTTTCGATAGCATCGCTGGCCATACGAATAATCTTGTCATTGCTGCGAGTTGCCCGACGAGTAGCTTCAGCTTTTTCCTCCTGCCCAGAGTCTTTAGAGTCAGAAGACCTTCCTTTAGGGGGCTTGGGAGATGTTTTAGGTGCTTTAGAAGAGGTACTTTCTTTTTCTTCTTTGTAGTTAGTGGTGTAACTGTCCCCACGCCAAGTAAAAGTTTTACCAGAACCTTTTTCTTTTCGTGCGGCAGCAAAAGCTTTTGAAAAGCTCATATCATCGTATTTTGACATTATCTAGTTCCCCAAGTGATGTTTTTAGCATTTCCATAGTAAAAATCTCTACGGTTAAATTCTCTACTCCAAATACTTTCTAAATCTGTAGTGTACCTAAATACCATGAACTGATTCTGGTGTGTATCTTCTAAATATGAAAGAAAAGACTCATTAACTTCTTGCTCTTTAAACCAGTCTTTTACACCGTTATTAGCAGCTTCTTTCATTAATTCTGTTGCAAAAGATAAATATTCTTCAGGAAGATAGCTAGAATGAAAAGCAATCTTTGAGACTCCTTCCTTCATCTGCAACGTATCAGCCTTTGCCGCTGCGGCTGCGATGATGGCGCAGGCAGATGCGCAATAACCGTCAATTACGACAGGGATGCCGTTTGCGAGGACGTAATCCGCGATGCTCTTTCCGGCGCTCAGACTTCCACCGCCGTTGTCCCGCAAGACGACATAAGCAGGCTTAACCGCAAGCAAGCGCAGGTAATCGTCTGGACCTATGTCGTCTGACAGGATCAATTTCGCACCCTGCTCGGGCTGTTGACCGTGGCTGGGTCGATCAGCGCCACGCCGTTGATCCAAGCGGCAAGCAGGAATGAGCCGATGCAGGTCATAGCCCTTCGCTTTCTACCGCGCTAACCCCCATCATCGCCAGTGCATCCAGCGGCAACGGCCCGCGAACGACGACGATTGTGTCTGGTCCGAGCGTTGGCTTTACGCTGTCGGGATCGCTTGGCGTGTAAAGCTGGATCATCGCTTGCGCGGCTGTCGCTTGCATCAAGTCCACCACCTCGTCAGTGTCCCACTCAGGCCGCTCACAAGGTGCCATGGGGTCCGCTGCAAACTGGTGAGACATAAGACTAGTGGTGCTGTAGAGATTGCCCTCAGCGTCCTGCCAGTTGGCCCCACGATAGGACAGGCCGTCAGCTTCAGAGTAGCCTTTGCACATGCCTAGATGGTTGGCTGCTGTCATGTGGGCTTCTGGTACGATTATTGTGAGGAACATCAGATTGTTCCTTCCGGTGTTTTGCTTGCCACGTAGCTTTCGACTTTGCTGATTGTGGTGTCGTCAAGGTTAGGCCCAAAGCGGATGATCGAGGTGTCCTCGTAGCCGTTGAAGAACAGTGATGTGCCAGCACGAGCGCCGAAGTAGAGCGGGTATGCTAGGTAGTTGCCTGCGCCTTTGTCGCCCGTAGCTTCACTGTAAGTCCCACGATTCCTTCTGACTCTTGTTAAGTCTGCTGGTATATCGTGAGTTGTTGTGATTACTGCTGAATCCGCCCCAGATACAACTTCAGTGTTTGCTCTCTGGCTGGACGAAGCATTAGCATCGCCGCGAGAAGCCGATCCATAAAGATTTTGAGATATTAAGAAGAAACTTCCATTATTCCCGAGCACCCCGCTTTCAATAATCATTCCTTGGCTGTTGCCCAGCTTCCGCACTCCCGCAAACACTTGCACCTTATCCGGCCCCGGCGTGATTGTTGGGGTTTGCATAAAGTGGCTTGTGCCGTTGTACCAAAGGCGACCACGGCGGGCTTTGCCTTCTTCGGAGACGTCTAGGAA